AGACTTTGTTAAGTTTCGCATCAATATCGAAAAAGAACGGTTGATGGCGTGGCTGCTAACGCAAGAAACCGACAAAGGCTGGATAAACATGGAGGTCAAGCTCAACAAAAAAGGCGAGCTATTCGCTGATGTGCAAAGGGGCAAAGGTCAGCAGGCACCAGTAGTCCAGCAACAACCAGAAGTTGATGACGGGATCCCGTTCTAGGTTAGTATAGTCCAGCGGGTAATTCAGGCAGGCGAGCCGCAGCGTCAGCCTCCCCACTGGGGCATGAGAGACAGGTCGCTTGTGTGCGGCCCGCAACATTCACCGTCAAAGCGATCGACTGCGGCACTTAAACTGATATTTCAAAACCTGGGATATCATATGAATCAGGGGAAGGATATGGATACAACAAAAGAAGATTTCACGGCGCTCTACAAACAGTGGTTCGCCTTGCACCCTTTCAAGAAACGCGACTGGCCTGAGCTTGGCAAGGTTCACTATCAAGCCTTTGCACGAGAAAGCGTTTCTCTAATGACTGAAGCGTTGGGCCAGCTAACGGAAGAACAGTCTGCGTTCCCATCACCGGCTGACATAAGAAAAAAGCTCAACAAGCTCTCCAGCAGCAAGACTGAGGACGGGCAGGGCAAGACTAATGTAACGTCAGATTCGGAAACCATAGCCACAAGACTGCTAGAGCATCTCGCCGGTGTTGAATATGCTGGGAAACCAGTGCCGAGGCCAGAAAACGTGCCAAACTGGATAGAGCAATTGGTAGAGAAGGTACGCGCAGATCTGCCGCATTATCCTTTGAAAGCGCAGCTAGGCTCTGTCGGCTATGCTGTAGCACAAACGGAGGGGCAGCGATGAATGAAGCCGTCAAGAAATTTCTAGAGGAAGGCGGTCAAATCACACAACTGCCCTACGGCGTTCCTCGCGATATGCAAGTTTGCATGAACTGCAAAGGGTTATTTGAGACTAAGGAACTCACAAAGGGGATAACAAGACGATGCCAGAAGTGCCACAAAAGGCATACGAGCTACAAGGAGCGCCGGTAGACATGTTTATGCGAGCTATTGTGTGCCAAGAGAAACTTAGAGAACGGTATATCTCTGAGGTTCTAGCTTCAGTGATAGCGCCGTTCAGCGAGCAAACCAAGCGGCAGATTTACGAATGGCAGAGAGAGGGAATGAGCACTAGGTGGATGGCAGACCAGCTAGGTGTCACACGACACAAAGTGATGCTGCTAACCAAGCGGACTTCTTGGCCCTCCCCCTCCAACCTTTCTTAGTGTTCCACGTGGAACTATTCGTCTTCCTCGGATGGTTCCATGATTTGCTTAATCAACTGAGCTTGGAAGGTTATCAACTGCTCTAGCTCCTGCTGACGCATGATAGCCTCCAATAGTTGCTCACGATGCGCTGCAATTCTGCGGACGCGCTGCTTCGCATCATCAGTCAACTCTTCTTCTGTATACTCAACGCCGTCAATTGTGATCATTCAATTCTCCTAGTTTTTAATCAACACACACTCCACGAAGACAGCAACTTCATTGTCACCGCTACTGGACTTCGCTTGGAACTCAAAGTCAGTCTTTTCCGCTATCTTGAACGGCACCTGCCGGTCATAGCTTACCTGACTGGTCGCAAATGTCGCCTCTGCGACGTGAAGAACCCTCCCAGTGTCATTGGCTAGCTTGTTTCTAACCGTTAGATACTTGTTCGGGTTAGCTGTCGCACTGTTGAAGTCGATGCGGAAGATGTAGAGCGAATACCCTGCTGGCACCGTGTAGATGCAAGCCTGCGTGGTTCCCAGGTTGGTGCCGATGAAAGCGTAGGTTGTGCCGCCATTGCTGATAGAGATTTCACCAGCGTTCTGCCCTGACAGGATGATGGCAGAGTTAACCCGCAGGAAGCTCGCAGAAGTTGTGACTGCTGATGTGCCCGTGAGAGTTACAGTCTCGGTGATCTGGTTGTAGCTGGAATCCAATCCCGCCACTAGAACGTCCATGGTGTCGATAGCGCTCGTTGAAACCAGATCCATGGTAACAGCTGAGGAAGGGAATACATACGCTCCACCGTCGTTCCATAGCGTCTCGAAGGATGTTCCCACAAGGGTGTTGAATCCAAAGATGTTGACGGCTGACTGATCCCACATCTTGCCTTGTGCAACGTCGAATAAATAATGAGGGGTGGGTCTTTGCTGATGGTATTGGTACATGGTTGCCTCAAATTGTGTAAGCCAGCCAGACAGCCAGCACTATCCCGACGATCATAGTTAAGACGTAGCCCACCAGACCACCAGTGCAATGGCCACAGGGACTAACCCAAGGGCGATAGCGAGAACAATCAGAACCTCGATCATCTGCTTTTTGCGCTTCTTGGCAGCTAATTCTTGCCGCTTGATTTCTTCTTGTCGCGCCTTCCTAGCTTCGGCCATCTTCCTTTGCATGTCGTTCCACAAATCCAGCCGATTTGTAGCAAGGAACACGTTGTAGATATTTTCCTTGGACTGGCGAACCATCTCTTCGGCCATGACCGCTTTTGCAGCCTCGGCCTCGTTCATGCTTCTGGTTTGGTTCTTGGCTCGCTGTAGGTCGAATTCTGCGGCCCCCATGCGCCCTATGAAGACGCCCAAGGACTCAATGTTGTTGGCCGCTCCCGCCGCCATTTCCAAGGCTTTGCAGGCAGTCGTCACCGCTGCAACAGCCTCGATAATCACTGGAGGTTACTTACCACAACAGTGACAACACCCGTCACGGCAGAGGCGACAACAAGCCACGCCAGCTTCTCCCAACGCAGAGCGTGGGCATCAGTAGCCTTACGTAGCTCTCGAAGCTCCACTAGAGCCTCCCCCCATCTCTGGGCACATTCTTGCTCATGCTTGGCGATCTTTTCTAGGGCTTGCTCTGCTCTGTCAGACATCATTAGCCCCGTTATTCGCTAGAATTCAAAGAGGCCTGAAACGCGGCGATGGCATCAGCGTCGTGGTACAGGTTACAGATTGCTTGCACGTCGGCAGGCTCGGCGCTCCAATCGTCAATCGGGCTAATCACTTTCCTGTGGTTGCTGCGCGATATTTCCACGTCATCGCGATACACGACAGTAGCTGTTCGCACCCCCACCATTTTCCATTGCGGGTGTGTGGTGATCTCTACTTTGTCTGTTTCGGTTGATTCTGTCAGCATGTGTTCCTCCTATGCTTTCTTATAAACGATGTGACCCATCAGGTCGTTCTGATTCGCTGTTGTGCCAAGTGCTAAGATGTTGGCAGCAGTTATTTGATTGTTTGCGTTGAGGGATGAAAGCGCCAAGATATTGATGTACGACGCATTATCCGCAACGTAACCCATGACGGGCCAGTAGGTTCCGAAGTTAGCCGCTCGACCAACGACTAGAGAGCCATTCTGCCCTACTCGGCTGACATTCTTCGCCGCGAAAGGCAGGCCCGAAAGATATAAGTTGCCGGTGACCCCGCTTGCCGCGTCAGTTCGTATCCTGAAAGCCGCATAGACCAAATCACCGATTAGTGTGTAATACCCTACACAAACTTCGTCGTGCGTAAAGGTGCCGTCACTGTTGGAAGTCGTATAGGCCGGTGTCCAAGTCCCTTCTTCGTAAGCATCGAGCTTTGTTCCTGTAGTGGTGCCAGAGCCTCCTGCATCTCCAAAGACAACCCCATCATGAAGAAAAAGATTCTGCCAGCGCCACGTTGTGCTTCCTAAATCTGCCGCTGGGTCTGTAACCGTAGCTCTGCCGACTAACGGGACTATTTGATATGTGGTAGAATCGCTGCGCCTCACGCCAATCCCGTTGCCTTCAGCGTTGGTGAGAGCGATGCGCTCCGTCCCGCCTTGGTCAAATGACGATAAGGCACCGAGGTTGACGCCTTCATATCTGGCCCGAACGATATCACCCGTCGTGGTAACGCGGTTTGCATCAAGACCCGGCTCTTCAGATGCCGCAACTCCAATCCTCCCGCCAGATACCAAATAGATCCCAGTGGCGGTGCCGTTGTTCCAAGGGCTGGTTTCTGTCGTGCCTATTAGAAGACCGCCAGCACTATAGCTTTTGACATCATCATTGATGTACAGACCCCACGCATTGGTGGGGAGAGTGCCCGCGTAGTTGCCGTAGAACAAATAACCGTTATTAATTGTCGTAGCGCCAGCAGAGTTGTTATCGAACTGCGCCTCGAAACACATCCCATTTGATATTGTCTGACCTGTCGAGGCTGCTATTTGGACTTCACCTGCATTGCCGACCATCTTGCTGACATCGGAGTCTTGCGTTGAAGAAAAGTTCGCCAGGCTGTAACTCCCATAAACATTCGTTAACGTCGCGCCCGAACTGGCGGTAAGGCTGGCAAGGTTGTAGGAGCCGTAGGTGGTGCTGATCTGACCAGCAGCAGCATCGGCTAACGCCTGATTATAAGAGCCATAAAGCGCAGAGACTGTGCCGGTGGTTTGTTCTGCTTCTGCGCTGCTATAAACACCGTAGATGAGGTCGCTGTCCCCCGTGGCTTTCGTGACTACCCTTATTCCATGTAACCTGTGCTCGTTGCTGGTGTCCCCGCCCGCGACATCGCTATTTGCGACAATGTTCAGGGCAACCTTACTCCTGTCAGCAGTTAGGGTATCCGTCCCTGTGCTGGTGTAGTCAATTCTTGCGCCGTTAAAACTGGCATTGGCTTGGCTATCAACAACTTGGAAATCAACAGAGTTGGAACTAGTGGTGTCAATCTGAAGCCCAGCGCCGACGAACTGCCTGCTAGCGTCGATGATAGTGGTTCCGTTCATCTCGTAGACGCCAGAAACATCAACACGGGTTACATCCCAATTGACAACATTATTTCCGTCAGCCCTAGCTAAAGGGAAACCGCCAGTAGTTGACCCGTCATGGACGTGTAGCGTTTCTGTCGTTGTGTTGACGCTGATTTCTCCGACAGCGCCGGTGAACGAATTGTGCTGTGACGTGCTTCCTCTACGGAACTGTACTTGAGTAGCCATCTAAATCTCCAGTGTGGGCCAGTCTTCCTCTTGAAGCTCAGGCCAGTTTTCGTGCGTTGTTAGGTCGCGCAGGGCTTGTCGGTATGTGCGGTATTTTATCTGATCCGCGCCTGAGAGGGGCGAGTCATTTGTCTGCGTCCAGTCGGTTTCCGCTAAGGCTTCATTCCTTCGGGTATAGTTCAACTGCTGATAATCTACGACTAGCGTTCTATCGGATGTGCGGTAGTAGTACGTCATCTGGCTAGAGCCTCCACCCCTGCTAAGGTATTTCTCCAACTTGGATCCG